GTCGCTCCCTGAGGACCTTGAGGTCCTGCGTCGCCCCTGGGACCCTGAGGGCCTTCGGGGCCGGTTTCGCCCGGTTCCCCCTGCGGGCCTGGTGGGCCTTCGGGACCGGCGTCTCCTTTGGGGATGGTAAACGACAACAGATAAGAGCCCGCTTCCGAGCCTTTCACGGCTTCCGCTGCGGCAGGAGTGCCAGGCTCGCCGGTAGTGACCCGGTCCACCGAAAGATTGAAATTCTCGGCGTACTTCTTGGCCTGCTCCGCGTACCAGGCGGCGCTTGACGCATTATCAAGCACCACCTGCACGCATCCGCTTCCTTCCGGCAGCTGCACGACGACCGCGCCCGCTACCGCCTGCTGCTCGTCCGGCAAGTCCGGCGTCACCCGGCCTGAGGAAACAAAGCATCCATAGAGAAGCGGGCTTTCCTCGTTGCCGTCATCCATGAAGACATCGTAGGACCACATGCCCGCGGGTACCGAGGCCCACGAAATCACGCCGTTGCCCTCGTCGTCACGGGAAAAGCCGAACTCGGCAATACCCGTCTTGAGGCGAACGGCTCCGCGCAGGGTGACGCCGCCCATATCGACGGGATCTCCCTGGAAATCCACCACGCGCACGACCAGTGACTGGTTGAGTCCCGTGACGGTCCGTATATCATATTTGCCTGCCTGTTGCCTGAAGCGGAAGAAAAAGGGTTGCGGGGCGCTTTTGCGCCCCTTGGGTTGGTATGTCAGGAAGCGGGCGTCGTCGTCACATCCTGAATATTGGACGGCGTGGCCTGGTACTGACCCTTGTAATCCATCTCAAATTCAAACTGCGCGGACGCCACCGCGGTTGTGTGTTCCGGGTCCTGCAAGAGACGCAAGGCGCCATGCCCGATGTAGGTAAGAAATATCTCGCCAATATCGTTCTGATACCACAGCTGCAGGTAACCTTCGATTTTGTTGTCGCCGCCATGCCCGATAGCAACGGCTTCCTTTCCGTTTGCCGGGGCCCCGCCCAGCGCAAAAGAGAGCTGGAAGTATTCCGGGGACATGTCCGGCGTCGTGAAAGTCATGCGCTTCCCAGTGGTGGTATTCTTGCGCTGGACGCGGTAACCAAGAGGACCGCCATAGAAGCGGGTGACTTCTCCTTCCACCTGCGTAGCTACGGATTGGAACGCACCCAGCAAGCCAAAGCTCACCCAGGGGAATGCGGGGCCTGCCGTCGGATCGACGGGAGGCGCAGTAGGAGGCTCCGGGAACTGATAAGGTCCGGTAACGTAGGAGGCGCCGCCTTCCTCGGTCACCTTGATGCCGTCAGGGAGAAAAATCGCCAGGACGCCCGTAATCTGCGGAGTCACATTGCGATTGCTGTAAGTAGGGTCGTAAGTATTAGGCCTGATGCTTGAATGGGTTTAATAAACGATGGTTGCCTTGCCGTCGGCCTCCAGCTTTTCAGCTAAAGCCTTCGTAACAGATATTCTGGCTTTTGGCAAGAATATGGAGTTTCCTACCCTGGTTTTTTTCAGGATAATGACGTTGGTGTCGATGACGGCGGCCTGCTCCGTCTTCTTGTCCGGTTCTGTGTTGGAGGTATTTGCTTTGCTCATTTGAGTTCAACCAGGTTGAGGGTTTTCAGAGCTTCCGCGACGGGCGAGGGAAGTTCCAGGGTATCGGTTTTCATGAAGAGGCTGATGACCAGCCCTCCATCCAGTTCTGTTTTCGTGCTGACGACGCGGACGGTCACCTTGTCCTGGTGATCCCCCTGGTCTTTTTGCTGTTTATTTTTTGGCGTTCTGCTCATGGAATTCCGTTTTGGTTCGTATGTTGATATTGATCGGGACGCGGTAGTCCACGGTCAAGACGTTCATTTGCCTCTTCTCTCCGTCGATAATCCCGGAAGAGGCAAAGCGCCCCTTGATCTTGGGCTTCATCATGGCGGGCGCGGGAAACGGAAGTGGATTCCAGTTCCACAGGGCATGCTCAATCACGTCGCCCACGGCGCGCAAATAGTAGGCCGGCGTCAGGCATTCCTCCGGGAACAGGGCAGCGTTGTGATAGATGGCTACAATAATGAAATACTGCCTCCACATGGTAGGTTCCGCCGTCTGCCCGTGTCCGTCCTGGTATTCATCCGCATCCCCGGGACACACCAGCACCACGCCGTTATTCCCCATTGCAGACATGATGATGTCATTGGCGGCATACTCCGGATCAAAGGGCGCGTCAAAGATGTGGCAGCTCAATTCCTTGCTGCTTTTGAGCCGCTCAATGATGCGGCAGCTCATGGTCTGGTCAATGGAGGGGATCATGATTCGTTTCCGATTTGGGTGAGGTATGTTTCCGCGGCGCGCTGCGCCATTTGGTCCATCGTCGGCAGGATGCCAGGAGTAGGAGCAATCGTTACTTCCCGGCACAGGATATAGAGGACGTCTCCTGTTTTCGTTCCTTTGCTGAAAAGCTTGCGGGCCGCTTTCTTCCCGGTGGAGGACTGGGCTGTCTTGAGAATCAGGACACCGGTTACATTTCCATTCCGTCCTCCATTTTTGGAGGGGATGAATTGCAAGTCCTCTTTGCGGAAGCCTGCGCTGTAAATGCTTCGGGTCCCTCCATGCCCTCGTGGCGCGTTGATGGTGGGGATGGCGAGGTTCTGAATCGGCTTGCCGGTGACTTCCGAAGTGCGTCCGGTGGGCCGCAGCGGGCCGCCCAGGTAGCCCTGCGTGCCTATCCAGTGCAGGCCGATGCCGCGCCAGGCAATGGAGACGCTGACGCCTTCGGCGGTTTCTTCCATGCTGGTGGCGTCCGCCGCGGCGTCGTAGTAGTCCTTGCCCTGCTGGCGCAAGGTTTGCTGAATCATCAGACTGAGGGCAACGCCCGCCTTGCGGATGGCGGTCTTGTGCAGGGCGGCGGACGGCGCCATGTCGGCAAACGCGCGGTTAATCGCGGATTGGTCGATGTGGACGGTTACAGCCATTTGACGGGTAAAACGTAAGGGGTTGACAGTTCCACATTGAGGGCTCCGGCGACGTCTTCCACTTTCCTGACGTGCCCGGAGGTAATGGGATAGGTGAATTCCCCCTCTTCCTTTGGGGAAACGGGGATATACTGGCGGGAGGACGCGGCGGCCACGTCTGCGGGCCGGGCGTACCAATCACCTTCCGGCTCGGAAGCCAGACGGTCCAGCAGGCGGTCGAGGTAAAGTGATGCCAGCGTTCCGGCCACGGCTCCCCCGGCTGCCGCCAGACGGAACGCCTGGGCCTGGCGCAAGGGGATCTCTTCTGGGAAATCCCCGGACAGGACTTCCGCCAGTTCCGCGTCCGTGTAAGGGCGCGTCCCGTTCGGGTCGGTGTAGGTAAAGGTGGTATTGCGGTCGTTCTCGGTTTTAACACGCACGGCGTCTTTCAGGATGCGGCGGATCTTCTTTTTATTGGCGTTCGTGATACTTATAGTATTGCTTTCCAGAGTGGCGTTGAAGCTGGCGGGAGCGAGACGGACGCGGGAAACCTCCAGTCCGGCCGCGCGGGCTTCTTCGGCTCCCACGGGGGCAATGTTCATGCCGGAAAGGTAATCGAAGGGAGGATAAGGCGTTCCGAAGCGCGAGAGGCGAATCCAGATGTCGGAGGCCGCCAGGGCGTAGCCGACGGTTTCGCCGCGGATGAAACCAGAAGAAACTGCCTCCGTGGCTTCTTCTTCCAATCCGGCTCTGGCCCGGTTCCAGCGTTCGGCCCAGTAGCGGGGATCTTCCCGGCCCTGGGAGCGGTAAAATTTGAAGGCGGCCGTACTGTCGTCCTGTGTCCAGTTGTACCAGTTCCGGTAGCCGTGCGCCATGGCCGCATTGGTTTCCATGACGACCTGGATGCGGAGCCAGGATGACAAATCCTGAATGCCGCCCTGCCCCGTTGCCGGCGGTCGGTAGCCCTGCTGGCGCAGGGTTTCGCGGATGGACTGCTGCGCCTCTTCATAGCTCAGGGCGCCGGAGGCGACCTTCCCCGCCTTTTCCTCAAAGTCGGACAGGATAACGCCGGGCTCCACGCCGGACACGAAAAAGGCGCGTTCGGCGTAGTCGTTGGCGATCATCTCCATCTGGGCGGCGGTCATCATCGGTAGGTGCTTCTCATGGGGTTGAACCAGGGGCGCTGAGTGAAGCGCGGCATCATGTAGGCGGGGTCCGCCGGGGCGGCGCCGTCTACGCTTTCCGGCAGCATTTCGCCTCGTGCATAGCGGGCCAGCATCTCATCGGCCGATTCAGCGGCTTTCTGGCGCGTTTCGGTCAGGTTGATCTGGTAGCGCAGGTAAAGCTGCCGGATGATCAGCGGCCACGCCAGGGAGCGCATGCTCTGCGGGATGTCGTACATGCCGCTATTCTGGAGCGATTGCCGCAGGGCGAGGTTGTTGGCCAGCGCCCCGCGGATGGCCATGCAGACATCGTTGACCGCCTCCATCATGACGTCCCGGTAGTCCAGGCTGCGCAGCTCCCCGGCTTTCACCAGGGCGTCGCGCTCCGCAGTGTTGAGGCCGAGGAGTCGGTCGGCTTCATCCGTAGTGATGGTGGACCAGGCGGGAAAGGCGGACATGATGGAGGCGGGTTGGGTGGGTTAAGCCGTGGCCGTCGCGTCGATGCGGACGATGGCGGACGGGTTGGTCAGCTTGGTCAGCGAGTAGACGCGGTTGGTTACCAGCGTCAAAGCGGGCGTCGGCTTGTATTCCGTGATGACTTCGCGGCGGAGCTTGCCGGACAAACCAAACGTCTTGATGGCAGAGGCGTCGAACTGCGTCGGGGAGTCTTCCTTGTACAGGACATAGACTTCGTTCTCCATGATGGTCTTGGCGTCGCCGGAAGCGTCGCGGTAGGGCATGGCTGCGATGTAAATATCCCTGATAGGCCGAATCAGCGCATTGCGGAGCAGGTCTTCGTTGAAGAGGCCGACACTGTTGAATGACACCACCTGTCTGGCAATGGGGTTGGCTCGCAGGAGCTGCCAGGCGTTGATGCCAAAGACGATGGTGTTAGGCATGTGTCCAGTCGCCGCATTGATGGACAGGATGGCATTATCCAGATCCGTCAGCGGATTCTTCTGTTCGTTGGCCCAGTCCCCGTAACCGGCTGCGGCAGGCAACTGGCTGGTGATGAGCTTGGCGCGTTCATATTCATACGAGGTCACAAACTGTGATTCGATGAGCTTGTATTCCGCCAGGGTGATAGCCTGCGCCTTTTCGCGGTTGACGCCCAGCAAGGCGTCCGGAATCGGCAAGGTTAAGCCGTACCCCTGAAGGGTGTCGGTTTCGTTCCTGCCGCGCAGGACGGTCTGGCGGGGAGGTTCGCCCGGTCCCACCTGGATCGGCTGGACCGTAAAGGCAGATTCCGTGTCCCAGACCTTGTACTGGAAATTGAGGTCGTAAACCGGGACGATCGGCGCGATGCGGCTGATAATGGAGTTCTCTTCGGTGTTCCCGGAGCCGGCTGAGTAGGCGGTCAGGACATCGGTGAACTGGACGGCTGAGCAAAATGGAGTAGCCCTTGTTTTTTGGTCTTTCTATTGGTTGGGGTTGATGTTACGCAGCCGCGACCTGGTAGGAGGGGACGAAGCCGATTTCCACCATGCCCTGTTCCCACTGGGCGTGAATCACGCGGGCATAGACGGTTTCACCGCTGGCGGCGGCCTTCCATGCTCCGTTGGCCGTGATGGTGAGGGGCGTTCCGGCGTTGATCGTGCCCGGCGTGTCGGAAAGAGCCGCCTTGATCAGGCCGGCGTACATGCCGACGAGGGCGGCGACGCAGGTTCCCTGGTTGGGCTGCCCTTGCAGGACTACGCCGAGCAGCTGTGTCTGCGTAGGGATGGCGGACAACGGCGTCCCGATAAACTCGGGGATGTCCGGGTTGGCGGTCAGCGCCACGACGGTTCCTTCCTGTCCGCACAGGTCAACACCCTCCGGGGTGTTGAAATAGACGATGGCGCTTTTCTGGGTTACATTGAGTGATGGCATTGGTTTGTATCAGGTTGGGGTTATCGTTCGGAGGTTACAATGTAGCCTTCTTCGGTGGCTTTCTGGAAGGCGTCGTACCGCTTCATGCCGCCCTTCATTAATTCGTCGACGCGGTTCTGGAATCCGTCGATGGATTCCTTCTTGCGGAACGGATTGGGCGGCGCCTGGGTAGCGCGGCGGTTCAAGGACGTTCTTCCAGCTGGATTTCGGCGGCTTTCGTCAACAACGTCATGCGGCGGCTTTGACTTCGCGGACCGATTGAGAGCCTTGACAAAGGCGCCCAGTGCGGCCGGACTTTCCCGGAGAGAGTTTTTCAGCTCTTCCCGGCGTTCTTCCGTGAATTCCTTGCGCTCTTCCTCGTCCAGCTCGTTTTCATACGTGCTGACGGCGTCGTCCACTTCGGCGTTCACGTGGTCTTTCTCCCGCTTTTCCAGCGAGAGCAGTTCATCGAGGCGTCCGAGGATGTCCCTGCTCATGTCGTCGGTGCCGTCAAATTCGACATCCAGCTTGTCAAGCAGGGAATCAAACAGGGCCCGCTGGGCCTTGTCCATTTCCTTGGACGGATATTCTCTATCGTCGTTTTCCATATTGGTTTCTGGGTTGTTTTCCCCCTGTTCGGGGCTTTGTTGTTCGCCCCCGGTCTCCGTGGAGGCGGGGGAAGTCTGTCGGTTGACCAGAGGGCGCTTCCCCTTAATTCGGGGACGGTTGGTCAGGGCGAAGCCTGTCAGCTTGGCGGGACGGTAAATGCCGCCCTCGAACGTCATGCCCTCTCCGTATTCAGTGGAGGATTGCGTATATTCTTTGTCGGCCAGCATTTGCTGCCCGCGTGGCGTCCATTCGATGAAGCCGTACAACTCCAACGCGCCGGAAGGATCGCGGTAGGTGTCCAGCCGCTTGAGCCATCCGAGAGCGCGAGTGTCGCGTGAAAGGTCATGGCTCAAGTGGTCGCCGTCAATGAGCATGCCGGGCCCGTCAAAGGTGCGGGAGTTGAATTCATCCACCATGGACTTGATCGCCTGCTCGTCTATGCGGAGCACCGCAGGCCCCTCGCCGTAGTCGACCTCATGATCTCCGCTTTTCTCGACGTGGAACCAGCCGTTGGCGGGATTGGACAGGTCATTGATTTGTTTGGTACTGATCATCGCTAAATCCTTTCATGAGCCCGGTATAAATGAGCTGCTGCAGCTGCTCGTAAGCGTCGGCGGGGATGTATGTGCCTTCCGGTTCCCGGTTGACGGCAGCCGCTGCGGGATCGGCTGCCTTCGCGTCTTCGATGGACATGCCGATCTTTTCTTCGATTTCGGTTTTCTCGGGACGGACGCCTCCATCCGCAAGAGCGGCAATTTCCTCGGCCTTCTGCAGCGGCGTCTGAACGGTGTCAAAGGTGATTTGGAGGCGGGCCAGCGGTTCGCCGTCTCTCAGCACCAGCGGGCTGATGGAGGCGTTAAAAGCTTCCGCTACCTTGGAGCACACGGCGGAGACCACCGAGTTCCAGCTGTCCGTATGGGCAGACCCGGCCAGCGTGCCGGAGCCCGATTCATTCAGAACAGTCAAGGTTCCTGCCATCACAAACCGCACCTGATCCTTGTCGGCCATGTTGATGCGGGATAGGAAGTAGTTTTCGTTGATGGAGGATGCCTTGAGAGGTTCTGCTGTACAGCCGGGAGGCAGGACGACGGATGCGCCAGACTTGAGCTCTTCGCAGGCGCGCTCAAGTGCGTCCATAACAGCGGCGCTTGCCTCCTTGGGGGCTGTGATAATAGCCGGGGCGGAGCCGTAACGGTCCATGTGGTTGTCCCAGATCATCTTGGCGTGGTTGCGCTCAAAGGATGCGCGGGAAGCAGGGAACAGGATGGGGTAACGGTGCTCCATCACGACGAGAGTTTCGTCTTCCACACTTTCCCCGGTATCGACGCCGATATAACAGTGGGGGTTAAATTGCCACTCATTAAGTTCCCCGGGCCGCACCCAGTAACGCTGGGGAATGAATTCAAACCTCCGGCCCCAGGCGTCCTCAATATATTGGAGGTGGGCGTAGCCGTAGAACAGAGCGGAGGCCAGATGCCCGAAGGACTGCTGAAGTCCGTTGACGGAGTTGTAGAATTCTTCCAGGGCGTTTTTCTGCTGCTGGGCTTCCGGGCTGTCGTCCGCGGCGTCAATCTTCCAGCCCTGCATGGAAACGCTTTCAATCAACCGGGAGTAGAGCATGCCCAGAAGTCCGTCCGAGTAGATAACCTCGTCCCAGATGAGCATTTGCCGCGCAAAGGCGCCGCGTCTGGCTTCGTTGCGTGCATCGATAAGTGTTTGCAAGCCGGCGCCCTGAAGAGGGTCCCAGTATTCAAACCATTGAGGGCGGCCAGGAGTGCGGCTCCGGTCCGTCAAGGCTTGCCGGGCGAGGTCTGTTTCCAGCTCCTTGATTCTGGTCTCCTGTTGGGCGACCAGCTTCGGGGCGTTGAGGATATTTCGGACGGCGTTAAACCTGCGGCGGGAGGAAAAGAAAAGGTTGGTTGCAGGGGGAGGAGTTGGACCTCCGACATGAGGACAGGAACCTCATATGATACCGTTTCACTACCCTGCGATTGAATATAAATCAACACATATAGATATGTTGATATATTGTCAACCCTAATATCTGCCAATGGCGCGTTTTTGTGCCGGATGTCTGGCATACCAAGTCCCAAGCTCCCGGACAAGTCCGCTGTGCCGGCGCGCGTGCCAGGCCATGACGAGCGCGTCAGCACGGTCTGGAGAGCGGACGCCCCGCTTTGCCATGTCCTCCTTGCTCTCGATTTTGACGCGCCCAATCGCGTCCGTCTGGAGGCGGGGGGCGACCAGTTGCTCAACGGTATCCTCGTCGATGTCGAGAATGAGCTCTTTTTCTTCGATGGCTCGGGCTAGTGCCCTCCATGCTTGGGCGCGGAGGTTGACAAAGGCTTGTGTGTCATCTGCCGGGAAGCCTCCCCGGTAGGAGTGCACGGGGAAACCCTCAGCCCGGAAGTCGTCAATGATGGGAAGCCCCAGTCCGTCGCCGTCGGCAAAGATGCGGTCGGCAGAGATGCCGAGTTCGGCGGCCTTTCGGCGGAAACGTCCGCGCGCTCCTACAGTGTCTGGGTCGGCCCAGTGGTCGGCGATGAAAAAACGGTTGCCCTGTCCGGCCGCGAAGACATTCTCATCACCCCCGGCGGCGAAGTCAAAGCCGCCGCAGGTCTCCCCGGTGTCCAAAAAGGGAGGCGGGTTGTTGAGCAGCTCCATGATGGCGCGGCGGGAAATGACGGATTGCCCGTCAAGGTCCGTGAATTCGCCGAGGATGGCCGAGCGGTAGAAGGAGGACTGTTCGCCGTATTCTTTTTTCAGGCGTTCGGCCTTGCCTGGATCGTTGATTTCGATGTGCGGGCAATCCTCGTATTTAACGCGGATTTTGTAGTAGAGGGATGAATTTTTGTGGAAGCAGTCGTAAAAGGTTCCGGAATCGGCACCCGGCGACGAGGTGATGAACGCGTTGAAGAGCGTGCAGCGGGAAACAGCGGTGAAGATGGAGTCGGGAATGGTCTTGGCTTCGTCCAGGACGTAAAAGACGGGATCCACGTCGGGCGAGATTTTCGGATGCCACCCTTCTGCGCGTCCCGCGTTGTCGGTTGAGAATCCCACGGCAAATCCTCCTTCCGGCGTGCGGATTTCGGTTTTGTTGAATGTCCAGCCGTCAAAGAAAGGGTTATCCATATAGCGGCGAAGCGCGGGAAAGAGCTGTTTTTCTACCTGCATCCATGATGATGACGTGACTGGCACCTGACCCCGAGGAAAATAGGTAAGGAAACACAGGATTGCGGGCGCAATGGATAGGCTCGTCTTTCCCGATCCGTTCGGAGCAACCATGGCCACGCTTCGACCTCCCAGCCTCACCTTTCCAAGAAGCAATGCCTTGATGGCCTCGATTTGCCAGGGATAAGGATCGAGTCCGAGAATGTGACGGAGGAAGAAGCTGACGGGGAGATGGTTCCTGCTCGATTAAGGGTGGAGTTTGCCGGCAATGGTTTCCAGCGCGGTTTTCTCGTCTTCCCGGAGCTGGGCAAGCTGCTCGGGGTCCAGGGTGATTTTGCGTTCCAATGGAGCGCCGGGAACGCCCGCTACATCCTGCCGGACTCGGTCGCCGAATTTCTCGGGGGCAAAACGGGCGGCAACTTTCAGCCGCGTTTCAATGGCGAGCTTCTTGGCAGCGACGGAGGCGGATCCGCATTCGGGGTCGAGGGCAACCTGGGCAGCGGCATCTGACAAAGACTGACACTCGTCGAGCATGGCTTCTGACTGCGCTTCCCGCGCGCGTTGAATGAGTTTACAAAACTCTTCCCGTTCGTGCCTCCATCTCCAGACAGTTAAAACCTCCGGCATGTGATCGTCCGAGCAAATGGACTTCATCGTTTCCCCGTTGGCTAAACGGGAGGCTATCTCGTCGGCTAATGCCTCCGTATAGAGGCTGGGCCGTCCTATTTTCTTGTTGGCGGTAGGTGATTGCTTCTTTTTCCTGCAGGTCTACTCTAGAGGACAAGTAGCTAGCAAATCAAGCACTCTGTTTGTTCATTCCTTTCTGGGCCCATTGACAAATCTGACCCTCTCACATATACAGATTTTGTGAAAAAGTGTCCTATATGCGGCAAGGATGTTCCGCCGCGCTACGGAGCGCGGGAAAGCGTATACTGCTCCCGCGCTTGCCTCAAGGCACACTATGACGCCGCCTGGGAAACTATCACCTGCCCCGTGTGCGGAAAGGAATTCCGCGCTAAAAAACTCTTTCGGCGGAAACATTGCTCTTATCCTTGCGCGAATGCAGCCCAGAAGGGGCGGAAAATCACGTCAGAAGCCTTTCAGGAGGCTTGCAAGCATCGGGGAGTTCCCGGCCCCAGGAAGCACCCCAGAACAGGGAAATTTGAGACAAATTGCCATGCAAAGATATGGCTGCTGGAATCCCCGGATGGAGAGAAAGTCACGGCTCGGAATCTCAAACTCTACATGATAGACCGGTACGGCGAAGAAAAGGGGAAAAAGGTCTATAAGCTCCTGGTTTGTGCTGCACAACGCTTCCGCAAATGCGGACATGGCAGCGGCGCCGGATGGCGGGTACTTGCCGCCCCTGCCGTCCCGAAGGAATAAAAAAGGGCAGCCCCGAAGAACCGCCCTTTTTAAGGGAATGAGCGTTTCCGCTCGTGCTGATCTTGTGATCGTTTTAATCCACAGCCCCGGAGGGCTGACGTGTTCCTAGAAAGAACAAATTACTTCTCTCATATTCTGCGCCAGGCCGCAAGCAAAAACGGAATGACAACTTTTTTCACCTTTTTTCATTTTTTCTCTTGCGTTACTATAAATTTTATAGTAACTTAATTTTGTTGACGGGAGGTAAGGGACCGAACGAAGACATAATCCAAATAACAAAACTAGAAAGAACAAGACAATGAACGATAACAAAATCATCACCACGGAAGACGGAGAAGAAATCAACCTGACCGCTCTTGAACGTGAATTTGGCAGCTACAAGTTTGAAGGCAAGACCTACTATGCAGCGCGCCAGATGGAATACACCAACAGGGTTTTCCCTGGCTCCTATGCGGACAAATACGAAGACGGCAGCTATATGGAAGAATGGTCTGCTCCCGGCTATGATGCAGAAGGGAACAAGGTTGAAATCTTCATGGTCTTTGAACAAATGACGGGCGAAGAAATTGAAGGAGAAAACCTCAACTGGACGCAGGACGCTTCCCGCGTTGAAGCTCACTAAATAACCCCCAGGGGCGGCAAAGCCGCCCCTCCTTTCTCACTATGACCGCACAAGAATTTATCGACTGGCTTCAAACTGCCAACAATCTTCCAAATCCTACCCAAGCTGTAAAAAGGGCCGCGCAGATGATGCGGGTGACGGAAGATGCTGTTTGGAAGTGGCTAAATACTAAAAAACCACATCCCACGCCTGAATACATGCAATTGCTCATGGAGTTATTGCATGAAAAATACCGAGAAAAGAGGTTTCACCGCATTCTTTCTCACGAACAGCGTGAAGAAATGCGGTCCATGTTGGGCAAAAAACCTGATCTGGAAATCGCCGAGCTACTCGGAATAGCGCGCGTCACGGTCCAGACTGAACGCTATAAATTAGGTATCAAAAAGTATTGCAGCCCTGAAGCAATCCGCATCCAACACGATGAAGAGCTTATTGCAGTGCTCGGAAAAATTCCTGACTCGGAGTGTGCCAAGAAGTTTGGATACTCAAATTCCAGAGTAGCCTACCTTAGAAAGAAATTAGGGATTAAGTCATATAGGGGGCCGCGTAAACCCCGTCAGCCACGAGACCCAAATAAACCACACAAGAAAAAAGAGTATCCCGAAGAGTTAATTAACATGCTTGGAAAGACCCCGGATGATGAAATTGCTAAAAAATTCGGTTATTCCAAGGCAGGAATTGCGCTTATTAGAAAAAAGATGGGCATTCCATCATTATCTGATACTAAATTCCCCGAAGAGAAACGCGAAGAAATGCTATCCATGCTTGGGAAAGTTCCTGATAGCGAAATTGCTGAAAGGCTTGGAATATCGCTTAATGTTGTAGCGCGGAACCGTAGAAAATTAAAAATTGCTCCAGCTCCATACTCTCCCATTAAGGATGCGGACAAGGATATAATTCTTAATTTATTGGGAAGAGTATCAGATTTAAAAATTGCAAAAAAAACAGGGTACAGCGTATATGTAATTAAAAAATTTAGAGAACAGAACAAAATTAAGCCTTTCAGTAAAAGCATTTTAGAAAGATTTTCACCGGACCAACGTAAAAAACTCTTATCTATGCTTGGGAAAGTTTATGATAGAGTAATAGCCGAAAAATTTAATATTGATGACGAGGCAGTAAGAAGAATTAGACAGAAATTGAATGTTCCGGCATTACGTGAGGAAAAAAGCTTGCAAGAAACAATAGAAGGGGACGAATACATTAAATCCCTGCTGGGCACAATGACTGATAAAGAAGTCGCTAATAAAACAGGCAAATCAATACAAGTTATCGGAAAAGCAAGGAGAAAATTAAATATCCCGGCGTTTGATACAAGGGGGCGGTCTACAAAGAAACAATCTTGATCTTTCCAAGATAAAAACGCGCCCCCTATACGAGATTCCAGGGGGTATACGAGATTCCAGGGCTATTCCCGGAGGTTGTAGTTGATCTCACGGTACGATTGCCAATCACACGTGATGATGGTGCCGCATAGATGGATGCGTGAAACAATGGCCGGGCCGAGGCGATCCTCCAGGGCGGCGGGGCTGTAGTTGGCAATGATGATGGTCGGCTTGCCGTTCTGGTGCCGGTAGTCAATGAGCCGTTCCAGCGCCGGGCCTGTAAAGTCCGTGTCCTTTACCTCGTGATACTCGTCCAGGACCAGCAGATAAGGCGACTTGTAGCGGGCCATGACAGAGGATTCAGAGCCGCCGCCGTTGAACGTCTCCCGCAGGGCCATCGTGTAATCATAGGCCTTGGTATAGAGGACGCGCTTCTTGCGCCGGTACATGACGCGGGCAAGAAACGTGCTTAAAACCGTTTTCCCGGTGCCGTAGCGTCCGTTTAGTACAATGATACTCCCAGGAGTCAAAACAAGGCGATAGGCATCACGGAGGGCCTTCTTCCATGGTTCTCCGGTCACTTCGTCGAGGCAATCAATCGCCCGGCGAGGAAAGCCTCGGTCAACCAGGCCCAGGCGTTCATAGGTTGCCTTGCGTTCTTCCTCCCGCTGTTTCTCGGCGGCGAGCGCTTCCGCTTCCAGTTCTTCAATGCTTCTTCCGTCATCCGTGGCAAGCGCTGTCATGGATGCCAAGAGGCTTTCAATGTCGGCACCTTTGAGGGCGTGCCGGGCGTCAATGGAGTTGTCAGTCTGTCCAGAGTTCATCTCTTCGTGATGGTTTAGGGGTTGATTTAGGTGTAGTTCCCGCGGCATTGGCGGGCTTCAATCCAGCTTCGGCCGCGTTGTTCCGGGCCCAGGTGGCGGCGTATTGGCGGGCCAGGGGCCGCCAGTCCGCCAGGGGGACGCCGTGCTTGTTCCGCCAGCCAACAGCGGATTGCTCGTTGAAAAACCGTTCAGCGCAGCGTGTAAGCTCGTCTCCGAGCGGGTGGAGCACTTGGGCGGCCATGAAGCGGTCAATTTCGGACACGTCCTGCGGAAATTGGCAGACTTCGCGCCCGGTTGTAGTTGGTGTAGTAGTATTATCTTCTCTTCTCTTCTCTGGTAACGGTTTTTGTAACGGTTCAGGCGTTACATCTGTAACGGTTTCATCGTTACGTCCTTTTCGGTGATTCGCAACTCGGCGGTTCGTATTGGCCCTATTCTTAGCGGTTTGGCCATTATGGCGGTCAAAATTGGGGATTGAAAGGAGGCCATTGCGTCCATTCAACCAGCCGACTTTGACAAGCCCAGCGGCGAACCCGGGGCAGAATACGAGACGGTCGAGAAACGAATTTGTAACGGTGATAGCGTTACCAGAGACGGATTGTTGATCCGCCCAAATCCAGAGGCGAAGAAGCTTGCCGACCACAGCATCTTGATCAATGCCGAGCATGTCGGCCAGCTTCACCACTTCGGGCTTGTCGGGTGTTGTGTGTTCAACTTTTATCCAGTCTCCGGCCATATCAAAAAAGCGTCAGTTGGGGGTTGTAGTTCATCTCATATCCTCGTCGCCGTATTTCATGTAGTGGCTTACACTCAATTCTTTAGCTATGGCTATTGCTTTTTCTCTAACTTCGGCTATCTGGGATAAATTCAAACTATCTTCGCAAGTAATGAAAACTGGGGCTTCGTTATCAGGCGTCATGATAAAAAAGTCTATGGATTTTGATCCATCGGATTCTATCGTTTCATCCTCAACAACTTCATAGGGATGGATAGCTCCTGTAATTCCCATTAAGTCGCGCTCTCTTTTATTGTAAACAGCCAATGCTTTTCTTCTGGTGAGTTTCATATCATTCCCTCCTTTCTCGGCTCCCATAGACAGTGTCCCCAGCACTGCGAACAAGGCAGCTTGCAGCGACGGTTGCTACTGTAAAAACAGTTAGGGCAATCCCGTCCTTCCGGTGGATTCCACGCCCTGCACGCGGCCCGCTTCTGCCGGACGCATGCAATGATGCTTTTGATGTTAAACTCATTCCAAACAAGTTCTCTTACGGGGAACACTACTTCACCATATCTGGCTCCATGTCTCTCCCACGCTCTGCGCCGTATGGTATCAATGGCCATCCTCAACCGGCCTTTCTCAAATCCATACTCAAAAGAAGCTTTCTGTTCAGGCGTCATTTTCATGCGAGCCCCCTTTCTCTTCAATTAAGGCTTTAAGTTCAGCACAGCAACGGAGCCGCGAAGCATTCTTTGCCGTGCAAATAAGGTGCTGCGCCCATCGTGCATGTCGTTTGGTGGCGTACCCCATGCGATGACGGCACGTGATGCCCTTGTATCGCACAATCGCTACCTGGACTTCGTATTCCCCGTCTTTGGTTCTCCTGCACGGGCAAACCTGCTGGACGATGATGTGAGGGTTCCTTTTCATTGTTCGGCCCCTCCTTTCTGTTCAAGTTCCCACGGCCATTTATGAACATCTTTAGGTTCAATAATGTAGAGTTCACCTTCTGGAGTTTCTATTTGGATTTCACATGATTCCATGTCTTTGCGAACGACTGTTACAAAATCGCTTGTTCCGAAATACGTTAAACTATCTCCTACATTCAACCGCATGATGGGCGGGAACTTGGAAACAAGATCACGCCAGCGTTGCCATGTGTCTTCTTCGTTTGGACTGCAATTCCAGTCGCCCCAGGACGGAGCGGCGTATAGTCCACATTTCGGACATCCGGCATATTCGCAGTGACCGTCTCCTTCTTCTAAAATGTATTCTGGATTTTCTCCGCACAGCGGGCATTTAATATCTTTCATTTTAATTTTATCCTTTCTTGATTTTAAGTTTTCCGCTTGGCCCCATGGTCCAGCCGTCAAAAGTGACGGTGCCGGACAGATTGATCACGGGGTAGGCGTCATAGGGACGGCAGCCAAACTTGCCTTTATCGTTCTTCACCCGTAGCCATGCGCCCCATTTTGCACCGATAACGGTATATCTATGTCCTCTAACTATGACTTGCTGACCGCGCCGAAAGCGGGTGCCGTAGATGGCGTTGAGGGCGTCCAGATCGGGCTGCGCGGTCTTGGCGGAAGAGGCTTTCCGCCTGCGGTTGTACTCCACCATCCAGCGGCGTTTTCTCTCTCTTTCTTCGGGGCTCATTTGCCGAGTTCCTTTCTTTTGTAGGTTTCCACGCTCGCGACTTGGTAATCGCAAAAGCCTTTCGGGTTGAGGTAGCAGCGGCCAAACTGGGCCAGAGCAAAGGCGTCCGCCTCGTTATTATTGTTCATATCCGCACCCCAATGCTGGAAAACGCGTTTGAGCATCAAATCCTTTTCCGCATTGCCCTTCCCGGTGGCAAATTTCTTGTTGGTGGTAGGGGCCACAACGATGAAGGGAACCCCCATGTCAAGCAGCAGAAGACGGACACCGCCCCCCAATTCCGCCAACCCAGCCATGCCTTGCGAAGAGCCGTAGGAATACCCCTCAATGACGGCAAGTGACGGCTGCTCTTGGTAGATGATGACTCGTACCTCATTGCGGATTTCAGAGAGACGCTTAGCGCTTCTATGCTTGGATTTGATGACGCCCCATTTCGGGGAACCATCCCACACCAGAGCCCACCCCGTAGCGGTAAGGGACAAATCAAGACCTAAGATGCGCTTGTTCATGCCGCCCTCCCTTCTGCAGCCGGGCGGATTGCCGGCATGATGATGTCGAATTTATCCCGGTATTCCGCTTTAAATTCATCCAAGGCTTCCTTGATTTTGTCCGTGTATTCATCCCACTCCGCCTTGATGACAAACGGACGCAGGCCCCGGCAGTAGGAAATGAAATACCATGTCCGCAACCCCGTCACGGCCATAGAGCCGTGAACTTGCTGCCGGTAGTCATCTGGCAACACGCTGTTGAGCAGGTAAAGAGCATGTGTCTTGGAGAGGGGGCACTTGATTTCCAATCCGGCAATGTAATCGCCAGACGCATCAACAATGAGTCCGTCAGGGCTGCACCCAACCGGGCCGTCTTTGCAAAGGACAAACCCCACTTCTTTGACGGTCAGTCCGGTTATTTTTCTGAATTCGTCCCTGGCTTCCGGTTCCAGTTCTTCCCCCCGATCCGTGTGGCGGTTTCCTTCCCATTGGATTTCATCAGGACGGAGGAAAGAGCAGCACAATTCAATAATCAGAGCACCCCACGGGCCTCTTTCCTTGTTGTTTTTGGGCTGGGGTTTGCGTCCTGTAGGGGTAAGCAGCCTGTCAAAATTGCTGGCTGTCAGGCGTCCGGAGCGCAGCTTGAACCACGCTTCCGAGCGTTGCGGCACGTTCTCGTAAACGGTACAATTCGATGATAGGCTCATGTCAATAGTCCTCCCTGCTGATGGTTACGGGTTCTTTCGGCTCGGGCATCTTCAGTCCGGGAATAAGGTCATTCTGTCCTTCCGGATCCGGTTCCGGCAGGGCTTCCGGTTGGTCGTTCTGGAATTCTTCAGGTGCTGGCGCGTTGTTCCACGGGGTTTCCTCTTCGGCGGGCCCATCGGTTTTTTCCGGGGTTACATTCCGCATTTCGCTTTCAAATTCCTGTTCGTCTGAGACGCTCATGGCCTGCTGGATATGTAGGGGTAAATCCCATTGCTTAGAGGCACGCTTGATGACCGTTTTCAGGCCCATCTGGCTAAAGTCATCCTTCCAGGGCCCCACAATTTCCCCTTTCTTGTTCCGTGACTTGGTGCGGGCCTTGATTTCCTCCACGGCGCGCAGGCTCATGCGTTCCCCGTGTAGGTATAGGTCCTTGTCTGTCCAGGTGCAATAAAAGCCCCTGATGGGCGCCTTGCTGTCATCCCATTCCGGGATGTGGCTCATTGCAAATTTCCCTTCTTCCAGGCCCCAGGAAAATGGCTCCCCCTCTCTCACAATTCCAATATTGAGATTGGTGACGCCATTGGAGCGGGCCATGCGCATCAGGCCGCGGGCGGAGGGTACAGCCACGCAGGTCAATACAGATCGGCCGCTTGCCTTATCATTGCTCCAAAAGGGCACCAGATAGCCGTGGATGCCGTCAGGCTCACAACGCATCATCAGCAGGTTTTTCAGGGCGGCAATCAGCGTTACAGGGGCGCATTGCTGAAGGAGTGGGGTTTTCTGGCAGCAATGCCAGAAGATGCTGATGCAGCGTTCCGGCGTCATCATGCCCTCTACAAGCTGGGCAATGTGTCTCTTCATGTCCTCCGACATCACAATTTCATGGAGTGTCTTTTTTGGGACTGGCGCCTTGGGCAAATCTAGTTTATCTGTAAGTACGTTACTCATAATCTTTGCATGGTTCTGTGTAACAAGGCCGGGAGTCCGGGCCAACGGACCCCGGCCAACTGCTTTTTAGGCATTCAGGGATTCCTGATGCTTGCGGTTCAGTTCGTCGCAAAGCTCCTGCGCTTTCCTCAAGGCTTCTTCCTTGTTGTAGGGAGATGTGGGACAAGCGCCTGATTTCCACCATATTGTATATATACAGGAGTCACCTCTCGTGACCAGGAAACTCCAATTCATCTCTTCGACCCTATAAGGATGTTCTGCCTCAATTTCTTCAATGGGCTTGACAAGCTCAATGCAAGCAACGGAAAGGTAATTGTACATGTTTAGTAAAAAGCCATCAGAAAGTCTAACATCCCCTCCCGGAATCTCGTCTTCATGAAGTACAATTTGGGTTCCAATTTTGCTACCTTTGGACAACTCCCGATTACCTCCACACCCGAAAAGTCTCCCGTGAAATCCGGTGATTCGCACCAAATCCCCCTTGCGGTATTTCCGCGCCGGGTCGTATTTCGTCCGGGCAGGCTCAAGTTGGGAAGGATCAAGGCACCTAATTTCCTCTCTTTTGCTACCGTGGATATCAACAATGATAGGGTGTAAATCAGTTCCGTCATCTTCTTTGATCTTTCCCCGGATGATGACTTCGGTTCCGGGCTTACATTCGTTTCTTTGCATGGTGTTTTTATTCTATTGGGTTCAGTTAAAAAGGGTTTTGAGCAGGAGGAAAATTAAGAATAAAAATCCCCCTCCCGCGGCAATTACTCCGCACCACAAAATCAGGTAAGCGAGTATTTTGGAGAGGCGGTCTTTTGATTGTGCGGCCTGGGTGTAGTTCCAACAGCGCTCCGCTTCGTCAGGGATGCCGTTGAGACGCTCCCGGGCGCACAGGCGACACAGATAGCGGGCGCAGAAGACGCCGTCCTGATGGTCCCCTACCAGGGACACCCACGAAGACGAGGCGTTCAGCGGTTCGGCGCACATGTAGCAGCGCGCCGTTTTGGCGGGGTGCGGGTTGTTGGTGAGTGTTTCCACCATGCCCTTGTAGGGCCCCCGGTCGATGATGTGTTGATGTGTGGTCATTGTTTTGATTGGTTGGAGAGAAAATCTCTGACTTCGCGCATGTTGAAGCGTGCTTCGCCCTTCCTGCCCCGTTGATTGTTCACGGGGGTCAGCTTGGTAATTTTCCCGAGCCTCACCCCTTCCATCAAATAAGGAGTAATGCCGCTGACGGAGTAGTGGAACCGTTCGGCGCAGTCTTTCACGCTTCCGAATTCATCTACCGGAACAAAATTATTCATTCCGACACTCGCTGTCTCAGCAGAAGAAGGAATCGGAGTGATTGCCAATTCCCTCAGCACTCCGGACAGCACTTCCAAGGCATCCGCAAGGCTGGCTATCGTTTTTCCGTTCCCGTTCATGGCTTTGGTCAAAAGTCGTCGTTGTGTCCGTCAGGGTTGTCCGTCGTGGCATGGTCCCTCTCATACTGCACTAGGGCGTTTTCAAGGGCTGCCGCTGCGGTTTCATATTCGTTCATGAGCTGTTCGGCATCTGCGTGACTCACGGCTACATCATCCACGCGGATGCAGCGGTCTTCTTCGTCGTATTCAATGAGCATCGGCTTCGGAGGGTTTGGATTTATTCACTAAATCGGCAAACTTGTCTATTGGCTCGGAGGGTAATAATGCTCCAGGCTCACAGGCGAGGCTCAACCCTAAAAGCCTCCGGGCCCCGTAAATTCTCCCTGCATATTTCGCCCGGAAAATTTTGTCTTCGGGATCTGAAGACGTGAAATATGGATTGGCGTCCTCGTGGGTTTCGACTTTGAGCATTCTATCCAGCTCAATGAGGAGGCTGACTATTGTTTGTTCTTTGTTCATAGTTAGTCTTTATCTACAATTTGATTTACCATCCAGCTATGGAAAGAAATATCTCCTTTGTTTAACCTAGGTTCGACTTGGTCCCATGTCCACAGACCGCAGCATTCTCCCGGAAAAGCTGGTTCAAGATCATCTGTACTGTACCAAGCGTTATGGCACTCGGGACAAACATGTCCTATCGATATCTGATCCCCTTTTATTGTTCCGACTGCTCCTAATAGTTTTTTAGTTCTTTTGTGTCTGACAATTTGGCCTGGAAATATCCCGTCAACATTGTTAACCAACGCAAAATGATACCGATTCCTATAAGGAATTTCTTTTACTTCGTGAGGTAAATCCATTTTCTTTATATTGGGTGTTTGTTTATCGATAGCAAGTAGACCGTTTTTAATTATTACTTTCGGGTATTTCTTATTCATAGTTAATCTTTATCTATATTTACAAGAAACTGAATAAGATTCATTATGAATGATAAAGAATTAGTTATAAAAACCCAGACTATCAAAAACTGCCAGTCCGTTATCATTTCACCTCCTTTCGTGTTATTCTCGCTGTGCCGGATACAAAGAGTTGTTCTCCGTCCGGCTTAGTGACCAGATAGCCATAAATATCACTTTTATATTCTTTTATTGTCTGCACGCTGTCAGGGTCGTTAGTGGAAAAAGAAATATCGCGAAGACCTGGCTGTTCGATCTTAATAATCCATTCCCTTTGCCCTTTTGAAATATAGTCATAAGGGCGCGGATTACAGCCGCACAGAACAAGCCCGGACAAGACGAGGGCAAACAGAGCTTTCACTTCTTCACCTCCTTCTGTTGGGTATTCTTTGTACATGATGGCGCTGGTTGCTGGTTGGCGGCTTGAGATTTCTTCGGCTTCGTCTTGCTGTCAGTTGCGTCATGAGCCAAAACCCGAAGAGTCTGAATAATGGCATCACTCAGCGGCAAGTTATCCCTGGCTGAGATGGTCATTACTGATTCGCTGGCCTTGGGAGACTCAGCAAGTTTGCGGATTGGTATCTGGATGTTGTCTATCATGGGTCTGTGATGATTTGGTTGGTTGACGCCCTATGTTTACCATTGTTTGATTATATAGCAAGGCAAAAATATCACTGTATGCTTGTTTTTTTTCGCTTGCTCGTGTCATTAAACGATGATATTACATCGTCATGCACACGAAAGAAGAGATAGATCAATGGCTTAAAGAAATTGGGAAAACTCGGCAATGGCTGGCAGATCAGTGCGGCGTGAAATACCTAGTAGTCAACAACTGGTTTTCAAAAAGCCGCACCATCCCTAAAAAGGCAATGATCATTATTGACAACCTAATGAGCCAACCCAAGCCTTCAGGCGATAGCCAAGTATCTATTCCTGATTTCGACATTAACCTTAAGGTTTCACCTGATAAATTCCTCGAATTCAACAAGTATGCGAAATCCTGCGGTATGAATATCGTAGACTGGATTATTTACGTATTGGAATATGCGGGAGACAATAAAGAACTGCTTCTCAAGCGGCTTCAGGAGGAGAAAGAAAAAGGGGAATAATTATTCCCCTTCCCCCGCTCCCTTTGAAATATTCCTCAGTATTTTTTTGATTGTCCTCCGGCAACCTTCCACAATGCCGAGACCGAAACAAGTGGCCCCGAAAAGCACAGCCAGCAAGAAAAACACAAGCATCACGTTACCAGACATGGACGTAACCCTTTCTTGCTGATATTTTTTCTCCTAACACGCTAGCATTTAAAGCGTTATAATGCGGGGGTAGGAATTCCTGTTTTTTCATGAGATTTGATGTCTTGTGACTCCGGTAAGACGTTGTGTCATCGATTATCCGTTCACGTGATGACAAATTCCTCCCGAGAGGATTACAAAACAATCTTGCTGGAGATTTCCTCCATTGCATGCACGACATCCTGCGAGTCGGGGCGAAAATATACCCGTTCAATCTCTTCAGAGTCATGCCCTACAATAAAACGGCACAAGTCCGCCGGCACCCCTGCCAACCGTAAAATCGTTACCGCGGTCGCCCTCAGACTGTGAAAGCTTTTTTCAGACAGCACGCGCTTGTCTCCCTTCCCTTTCCTTTCCCCGGAAGAAATGATGCCGTGTTTTTTCAGCAGTCCGGTAAACTCAAGAGAGAGCTTGCTGGACTTCCCTCCGCCCTGAGCATGTTTCATGGCGGCCAGAGGGAACACAAATTCATTGATGGAATACTTCTCCCTCTCTTCCAAAATCTCTTTCAGCGGTCGGATGATGGGCTTGTTCATGCGCCGCTTGGTTTTTTGTGAGGTCATGGCAATCAGGCCACCGTCAAGGTTGACCTGCTCCCATCTGAGGGTGGCAATATCGCCCAAACGCTGGCCGCCCGTATAAAGGCATACCCGTATCATGTCCGGCCATTCACCCGGTAAAATTTCTACCAGCCTCTTGACTTCTTCCACGGTGAACGCGCTGCGCTCCTGTTTGTCGTCCTGCTTTTTTTTCTTGTCCAGCCTGGCACCCCTGAAAGGATTGGAGATGATCAATTCTTTTTCGACAGCCTGATTGAACGCGCAGGAAAGAGATTCGAGATACCTTGATACTGTACCGGATGACACGCGCTCCATTTCTGTCTCCGCAAACCGTCTCACGGTGTCTTTGTTGATGGAGGCTATGGCTTGCCCTCCATCATTTCCCAGGAACAAAATAAACTGCTTGATGGCCTTCCCGTCTCTTTCGTGTGCCTGAATCTTGCCGGATCGTGATTGGAGCCATTCATGGAGATACGCTCCAACGCTCACGGCCTTTCTGCCAAGGCTAGCCGCCTGAACATCTCCGCCAGCGATAGCTTTGAGCCGCTGCGAGTCAACAAAGCCGGTCTTGTGTCCATGCTCAAGCTCTTCGGCAATAAGGCGAGCCCTGGCCTCGTTTTGCGCTATGACCGCTCTTTTGTTTGCCCCGGGTGGAATAACCTTTGGCACCACGTCAATACGAGTGGTTTTCCTGACCTCTTTGCCGTCCAGCGTCTTGAAGACGGCTACCCATTTATTGCTTCTTTTGATAATCCCCGCCATAGAACTGTACAATTTTTAAAACTTGTACAGCCACTTGTACAGCAAGCATTCCGTTTTCTGTGGTAATGTAGCGTAATAAAAAAGCACGGAAACCTTGTAAAATCAGGCTTTCCGTGCTCTAGCGAAATAAAAAACTGGCGGACAGGGAGGGATTATATTTATTGATTATAAATATACTTATGAATATAATGTTCAGCTTTTTGTACAGTTCCTTTTCTACCCTCAGGATCATGTTGTTGATATCAACAACATGATCAGTTTTCTTTCTGGTGAAAACGGCAGCAGAATAAGGCATCCATGACGCGTACCCGGTTTGCTTTTGGAATATGGGGAGGACGGGGGCTTCCCACGGTTACAACGTCAAACCCAACATATTTTTCCGGGGCGACCGAGATGCTGAACCAGTTCCATGCCGACCAGCGGCCGGCCCTGTTTTGGGGCGTCCAGGGGGGGATAATTCTCCCCTTGCCGACCCCAAAAAGTTCAATGACCGTGTGCCCGATGGTAAGATCCTCCGGAGCGTTGTCCGGCAGATCTGCTTGCATCAGCACTTCCGTGGCTCGTTTGGCGGCCAGTCCGGTCATGGCATAACACAGACCGTAGAATTGCCGGCTATCTGCTCCCGAGGCGCACCAGTGCGCCCCCGTTTCAGGCATGTCCCTGATCCATGCTCCGTTGAGCAGTGCCGTATCCGAGTCGATTTTGACGACGATGTCATCATCCGCCGCTTCGCCGGCTAGCATGGAGATAATGCCCCGGACGCATTCCGGGCCACGCAGGTTGCCGTGGCGCGGGAAGCTGGTTTGACAATACCGTGCTCCGGTTTCCAGAAGGGCGTTTCTGGTGCGCTCCGGTACTGGGTCGGCCTCATCGTCCGCCACGGTAATGACGGCTTCAGGGAGGGCTGCCAAGGCGCACCGGACGCAGGCTTGCGCCTCATCCGCGTCTCCGGCATAGGTGAATAGATAGATTCTGATCATCGTATTGTCTGGCTAAGCTGGTCCGTAGGGGTAGAAGGTTCCTCCAAAGACCGGGATCTGGATCATGCCCAGGGCGTATTGCGTAACCTGGTCTTCGTTGATGTCGGCAACCTGAAAAGCATAGTCAAAGTTGACGCCGGGCTTTTCCTGGGCGAGCATGATCGGGTACACCGTTCCCGGTATGCCTGACATTTCCGCGCTGGTTAACTTGGCGTCCTGGTCGAAGTGGACATTTATCCAGACCTCACCGCTGATCATCGGGAGTTTCACCCAGGAGGATCCGGAGCCGCCGTCTCCGGTCGGGTAGAATCCCAAGAGAGAGCCGTTGAGGTAGAGAGCGCCGGGTTTGATGCGAGCATCGGTGATGTTTCCTTCTGTGTCCTTGGTCAGGCGCACCTGGAAGCCGTATTCCGGCGCAGGAGCTTCAGACCCGGTGGCGGTCGTAATCTGTTGTCCAATGGTCGGAGATTCCGGCTTGGGGTCGTAGGTCAGGTCAATTGGTTCCGGCGCTCCCTGCATGTTTTCCAACGCGGAAGAAGCCGCGGAATCCCGATTGACGCGTTTCAATTCGATAAACTCATCGATTCCCAACTGAAGAGGCGCACCGTAAGACAACTCAATCACATTGGTCTGCAAGTCACGGCTTACGGTCTGCACCATGGTATTGATAGTTTCCCATTCCGGATTGCCGCCAAGCAAGGAAACACGGCGCCCCATGTATTGCCAGTATTGAGCCCCCCCGCGAGCCGCAAAGGAGATAGACCCGTCATAGGGAAGTTCCTGCATGGATTCCCACACCGTTCTTGCTATGTCGGCATAAGGTATTCCGTCATTGGGTCCGGTAGAGGGTCCGTCTTCATCGTTTGACGGCTGTTCGCCGTTATAAATGCCGTCAATCGGATAGGTAGCATTGGGGCGGTCGAGTGTCACCAGGTCCACGGAAAATTCCTGCCAGAAACAAGGCGTGTCTCCTCCTCCAATTACTCCGATGTTCTTAAATTTTTCTCTCCACTTGGCCGGGGCATTTTCCGGAATGGCTAGACGCTGCTTGATGGTGGTATTGCACCATTTAGGGCGCAGGGATTTTGTGTGAATCTGCCCGTCTGTAAGTTCGTATGCGGTTGCCGTGGTGTCGTACCCCTTGGGTTTTTCCTCTTCCGTGCCTTCCCATGCCTTGGGAGTGACGACCCGGTCGGAATAGGTCACAAGCTGCCCTGCCGGGATGTCTTTCATCCACGGGAAATGGTGTGCCCAAAAGCTGTTGATCATGTCCGCAGCGTCAATGCGGCGCCCTTTGACAATCATCTTCTGATAAGCCAAGCTGCCGGATCTGGAAGTCTTTACGGGCTGGGGTTCGGAAGCGGAACCGCCTGACTCATTGTAATTGGAGAAATAAAAGTCAGAGGAGACGCGATAGACGATCGAATGCGGCAGCGTAGGGTCGCCGTCCGACGGGTACTTGGAAAGGTAGGAGACGCGATAGCCTGAACTGCCGGTAGATTCTGCCACAATCGCAACACAGGGGGGAACAAGGTCGCCTCGCGGTGACAGTGATACGTCTATGCTTTTGACTGTGGCGGAGGGTTGCAGCGGCAGGGAAATAGGGTCGAGAGAATCGTAGTCCGTAATGATGAGTTTCGGTTTCTCTCCCGTATAGTCATAATAACTGACCATACGCGGAGACCAGCGCCGGATGGACTGCAGCAGACTTTGAAGAGTGTCGCAGGATGCATTCCACGGTATCAGCTGCTTGTCGTCTCTGATGCGCAGCTCATAGCTGGCTGGGTGGTGCTTTGCCATGTCAAGCACGCTGGACAAAGCGCCGCTCAGGTTGACCTTGGGAATAATACCCTCTACGCCTTTACGGGGGAAAAGCCCGAACGTCGGCTGCCATCCATTTTCCAAGGCATAGCAATTAGCGAGGTAATACCAGGGGTCGGAAAAAACAATCCTCCAGGACCGCTGGCTGCCGCTGTATACTTTTTCAATATTGGACACCAGCCCCACTAGGATGACTTGTCCGTTTTGGGAGATGGTGACGGTATCGAATTGCTTGTACGGCAAAGTTTCCCCAAGCGTCCTGACGGGGTAAACTGCCGTAATGGTGGACGTGAAGAAGCTCTGTTGATCGTGCGTGAGGCTTGATGGCTTGAGAGCCAGCAAGTCATCTATGGTGATGTTATGGTTCCTGCTGCTTGAATATGGTTAGGTTGATATTTATTTTTTGTCGGCGATCTGCTGAAGCAACGTCAGCACTTTCGCAAACCAAAAACACAGGAGGCAAGAGAAAGCCCCAGAAATCAGGTAAATGAAACATAAGGCCTGTTGCCCATCATCTGCGGTAGAGTAAAACAGCACAATCCCAGCAAGTAAAGCTATTACGCCAACAACACG